TATTTTATACTTTCTAAAAATGTTTCTACTCCGTTAGAAATAGAATCATAAATAAAAGAACTATTTTTTAAAAGATAAAATATTTGTTCATTGTACGGAGCCTTATTTGTCGGGGATCTCCAAACTAGATCACCTAACTCTGCACCTGGATCGAAGTTTCCCTGAGTTCCTATAAAAGTCCCGTCATGCACATAGCTCTCAAAAGTTTCATTAGGATCTTTAGATTTACTAAGAAGATCAGCTACTACAGTATTTATTTTAGGACCTAAATGAGCATTAGCAAAAGGTCGATTAGTAGTTAAACTATCATGTAGGTCTGTACAAGAGCTTATATCATTAATATAACTTCCTGATATTATTCTCCCGTTTGAACCTATTAGATAATCATTTATCTCTTGATAGGAGAATAAATTGTATTTAGGATCCCAAGCACTAGTAATAATAGAAGACACAAGGGGTCCTGGAATAACGTGGTTTGAAAACCCAGCATCGAAGTTTGCGTCTGGGACCATTCCCTCTATAAAATAAGGTAGGGGGGCACCTCCAGGATAGTGAGCATCACTCTCAGGAAAGCAAGGATCAATACATCTTATTACCTTATTAGTGCTACAATAGCATAAGATCTCGTGACAACAATCACATACTATAGGGATTATCTCACAAGGTTGGCAATTAATTCTAGCCATAGTACTATTTTCTTAAAATTTAAGCCTGCCGTATAATGTAAACGTACTTCCTGGTTTAAATGTGGGTCTTGATCCTATTAGGGCAGGATTCCCAGGTGGGTCCCCCCCTGGCAAGTACGTACTTCCCTGATTATAATGTTCAAAAATAGTAGAGCGGAATTTTCTAACTCCTAAACTTAGTTTTAATCCACCGAGATAATTAGTCTCAGATAGATAATCTGAATCTTCCGCAATCCAAACTTTTGTACTATAGCTAGTATAAGAACCATTTTTATCAAACCTCACCGTGTTCGGGTACAGATTGAGGTGATCGGCGAGCCATGCTCTGAAGCAGGGGGCATGCGCTTCTTTTTGTTCCGCCGCGGTCTTCACGGTATTACATTGGGCTGCTCCCGTGGTTGATATTAAAGCAGGACCTCCTGATAGAGTATAAATTTGAGATACACACGAATGTTTACCTTCAGATAGGAGAGGGGTTAGGCCCCCCATAATTTTTTGGTCCCATCCAGTTCCCTTATAACCGCCATCCGCCCCTCCCAGCATAGTATGATAAACAGCATTAGTATCCCAATTGGCTCCGTTATCTTTTGAAAAATTAGCAGCTAAAAAATACGGAAAAGAATTCATCCACGCGCCTTCGTTGTTGCCTCCATACAACATCCAAACCCAGCTTGGATACCCTCCGAAGTCCCCCCACGACGGGAACATTCTATCGTTATCTCCAATCATAATTGTGGAATGGAGTTCATAAGAAGAATATTTGCTATCATCAAACATTGATGTAAATATTATATCTTCAGTCGGTTCTGTTACCTCTGCATAACTTAAAGGATGTAATGTATTGGGTGGGGTGATGGTGAGGACCCCAGCAGCTATTTTTGCATCCATCGTACCTTCTAAACAGTTAGTAACCTTAACTATTTCTGCTTGTCCAACTACTGGGTTAGCAAATGATATTGCTGGCTGGGCTGCTGCTATTCCTGCTCTTTCATTGTAAGCTAATTCAGTAGTTCTAAAGAATGGACGGATATCAATAACATTATCTTGACTAAGATTATCAGTATCTCTATCTACGACAATATAGGCTATAGGGAGAGCAGTCTGCCCTATAAGTTGTAAATCATTATCAGCCAAACCTAAAGTAAGGTTAGGAGCTATATTAACGAGATCATCTGGGGACGGGAATGATCCATGGACTATAGTGCCATTTCTCAATTTAATTCCAGTGTTACTTCCCCCATCTGTATGATCATTCAAGTTAGCAAGTATTTTTTGCTCTCCAGGAACTATTCTCTTGTCTAACAAATCTATACCACCAGTAGGGGTACGCTTGATTCCAATACCAGCACCCCTAATAATACCCAAGCGGGGAGTAGTTATTTTTTTTGGAGTGCCTACTGCTTGGGATGCAAGTGGAATAGGATTAACTCCATCATATTCAGACAAAGTTGCTCCCGAAGCATCTATAGGCTGCGTATACACTACTAAAAGATCTATTCTCTGAGAGGCTAAATCATCTAAAGAGGTTACCACCTCAGATCCATTAACTTCTTCGGCGTACCAGTAGTCGTATTCACTAAATGGAGCTATCTCTATGGTCTCTCCCCTAAAATCTGCTACGGCAGTCCTAACCACACCTCTCCAATGCTGTGTTATTTTTATGTGATTTGTGTTTAATCCTATAGTTCCATTTTGTCCAAATAAATTACTAATATCTAAGTGCCACAGGGCAGGCCATGTTTTTCCTTGTCCTAAAGTAGACTCATATTCAGGAGCACCGTATGAAGTTACACTCTTCCCAGAAATGGGGTACCCAAAATCATTCGACATGTAGAAAGTATACATGGTCTCTAAACCATTTGACCTCATTCCTCCTGCTGTGAGGCTCTCCCCAGGACAACTAGTAAAAGTTGCCGAGGTAAGTTTCTTTGTATAAGACTCCCAAATAGAATCAAAGAACGCCGCTGTGTCATTTTGTGTCAACGATGGGGCATTAGCACAGGTAGTTTGAAGACCAAAAGAAGCTATCAATTGAGCAAGAGAATCCTTAACATTATAAGCATCATTTACTCTAGCATTAAACCTACCCGCATTTACAGATACATACCTTCCACCAACAACCTTAGGTCTAAGTTGTTTTATATACTCTAAATCTATATCATCCCCCACAAAGAGCGGGCTCCCTGTTACGGGCTCCCCAGACGCAGGAGATATTAGACTATCTATTTGGTCTTTTACCCATAAAACATTCTCTTCCAATTGTCTAATTGGGATATTATCAACCTCATAGTAATAAGGATCATTAGCCTTATAATACCTAACAGGTTGTGAGAATAAATGATCTGTATTTGTGTATGCCATTATGTATCCTTATTAAAATCAAATATATTGGGAGATCTGAACCCTAGTCCATAACCATTTCTCCAGCCGTCTGTATTTCCAAAATCACCAGTGTACGAAGATCCGTATTTAGCGTTCACGGCTCGGTAGTATGAGACCAATTTAGGTCGTCCTGATGTCCCCTTTGTAGCATTCTTAGCGTTAGCAAAAGTGTTCATAGCAGAATCGTCCAACCAAATCCTACTCACATAAGACTCATCCAACATACCAGAAGCGTAGAAGAAGGTGGTAGACAGGGGTTCCCCACCAGCAGCAGCAGCCGTTTGGAATCCTAACTGGTTATATATAGCACTTACTGTCGTAGGATCGGGAGTACTACAATCTCTAGATGGATTATAGCCTTGAGCTAATTCCTGTAGTGGTTCTCCTATCTCCACAGCAGAAGGTGGGTAATCCCAAGAATAGCCAGCGTCTAAGTTAGATGAACTCTGATAAGCTCCAGCGAAACCAGCAGTTCCACCTCTAGTATATCCTAAAAAGTGTGCCATGGGATCTACAGAGAAGTAAATTCTAAATGGTCCCTTATTAGCAAAACTTGTTCTTGCCTCTATTGCAGACACTCCTGTTGCGGTGTCTGCTGCGATGGCGGGACGCATCCCATAGGAATCAAGAACACTTAATCTTCCAGTATTAGGAGTAGCCGAAGGCGCAGCAGATAAAGCTACATGGGCCCCCCCACATCCCACTACACTAGAAACATAAAGACCGCTAGGACCATAATACCCTGTATCTCCTGGATAATTTCCACTCACAGAGATATGCGACATATGCAACCTTGAATCATCTCCTATATTCCAAATATAGAGCTTGCCGCATGTGGTGGTCGCTGGGACTCCTGCCGAGACATCTAATGTTACTGAGGAAGCATTTTGCCAACCACAAGGGAAATGAGTGTTAAGAACTTTTACCTCACTCCCCTTATTAGCCCTTACACACATACCACCCCAAGAATACTTACTATATTCAGTTGGGTCAAATGTAGGTGTGTTGCTAGTATCGAGGCCACCAATAGGATCAAGAGTAGATACTAGATAAGAAAGAGCAGTAGGATCCGTAACGTCAGTTATTCCTCTAGTTATTGGATTAGGATAAAATTGAATATAACCCCCAGAAGTATAAAGTGAAGTTCCATTAGCATCGCTGGCATTGTAATCGGATGCTGCAATGAGCCCAGAAGTAGCCTTAGTAACGTAAGAATCGGGAGACTTAGCCCATAATCTATTAAAATCTCCACAATCTTTCATTTCTATTGTTGATCCATTGTCAGCAACCAAACAAGATTTAAACGATTGCATTTCTACTCTAGTATGCTGGTTTGTATCAGAAAGAGCATACGAACTAACATCCAATTTTCCTTCAGTATTATGTGGAGCAAATTTAATTATAGAATTATTATTAGCACCTACATTTATACCTGCTCTGCCTAGAACAGTAGGTCCGTTGAATTCTACCTTTGAACCATTATCAACATAAATAGGAGTACTATCTAATAGAGCATCATAAGAACTATCGTCTCCTTCTATTCTGGTGCAGTAGGTATCTCCACTACATCCCATAAATTTAACATTACTTCCCTCATCAATATAATATGCTTCACCTAATACAGGTTCGGTTGCTGTGAAAGAGTATGAGGCGTTCCCTGCCAAGGTTCTCATTTGCATAAAATCAGCTTTAGTATTCTTAAGATGAACCCCAGGAATTGTAACTCCATCTCTTACTCTATAACCACCTGATCCTATTTCAAAGGGGTAAATATGACGATCAATATCGAATAATTTAAATTTTTTATTCTTAAAAACACAATTCTCTAAATCAAGATGTTGTCCATTAAATAAGAAATCTAAAGCTTTATTCGGAGACACTAAGCTATTACCTAATCCATGTAGGGTTTTATAATATTCTACTGTACTATTTTTACCTTCTAAACCGCACCAATTATTATGATCACAAACTATCTCACTTACCTTTAAAGTAGTATTATTTAATCTAATACCCACTTCATTCATATAAGACATAAGAGTATGATTAAAATCTATAGTTGAATCATTAGCCTCTAATCCTACTTCTGTATTTAAGAAAGTATCAAGATACAATTGATTATATGGAGTTTGTGCCCCTACTACTGAAGCCCCCTTCAAGTCCTTGCCTCTCCCACCCTCAGGAGTTTTAAGAATAGAATTATTTAGTTGAACCCCTACAGGAGAGTGAGCAAACGAGAAAGGGGAGTCAGAGGGAAGTCCCGAACTAACATCATAAGCACCACTTAAGGTAATTTCTGAATTATTAGCTTGCATTCCATAAGCAGTGGAACTACCTCTAGTATTAGCAGCCAAAGGATAAACTCTATAAGAAGTAAATCCTCTATTTAAATTTACTTTGGAGTTAGTTATTTTAAGCCCAGTCTCTGCGCACCTCATAACAGCACAGTTTTCTAAAAGAACATTTGAATTTTCTATTTCAATACCATTTGCTACCCCGTGGTCTTGGGCTGGTTCGATAGCAACAGTTGCTAAGTTACCATCAACAACGAAACCTCTAATATAAAGAGGTCCGTTGCAGTTCTTTACTGTTATTCTTTGGGCACTATTTGCATAGACAAATCCCGTTGGGAGTGCTTTTATTCTGGTTGCTCTATCGGTAGCTGCTTGAAGGTTAGCCATGTTAGAGGGTCTTAATGCTTTACTTGTGAAACTACCCATTAAACTTCCATTGTAGTCGTAGGCGTAAGTAGAATCTGTATAATCAGAAAAAGAAAATACACTGTTAGTATTAGAGAAAAAACCAGGACTTGTATTTTTTATAGTCGCTGTTATTCCATTGTTTCTATAGTCGGGGGTGGGAGTTTTGGGAGCATCTCTACTTCCGTATCCATAGTCCTCGAAGGTAATAGCAGCTATACTGAAAACATCTGCCATTCTTATAAAAGAGCGATGCCAGTTATTCCAAAAATTATTTCCATGAACAGTGGTTACATTGGTGGCCGTTGCCAAGGAGCTGGTATTGCCCATGGTACTACTAAGATCTATAGATGACAAAGAAGTAATGGAGGAAGTGGCACCTGCCGCCGAGGTATCCCAAACCGTACCCGCCCCAGAACCACTAAGGATCTTAGCAAATCCTCTATTTACTATTTCTAATCCCCCATCACCTACAAACTCGAAATCTTGAATATCAATATTCCCAAGATTACCACTAACAGCAACCTCTATAATTACAGGAAATCTAAGAGTCCTTGGTAGCTTGTTTAACGCTGCGCTTACGGAGGAGAACACTTGATATGGGCCAGTGGCGTCCACGGACGAATCCGATACACTCAAGTGAAGCCCAGTAAGGGAAGAAGTGGGATAACCCAGTTGCTCCCAATTAAACTCGGTTCTTTCCTCTAAATCGTAAAGAGGAAGATTATCCTGCTCCCAATTATAAAAAGAGCTTGCATCATACTTATAGACAGTACTAGTCCAGTCCCCTCTTACTAACTTATCGTCACCTTGTGCTAAATATAAATCATTTTCTAAAAAAGGCATAACTTAAAAACTCAACTTCCACTTAAATACCAACGAGAACTGGTTCGTTTTCTTTATATTATTAAAGGTTCTATAGGCTACCAAAGGACTCCTCCTATCTTGGCCTGATATAAGGATTGCTAAAGGGTTAGACATAAATAATCCAATTTCATTCAAGTCTTGTTCAAAAGATGAATCCTCAGGCAAATATAAAACATAGGTAACCGAAGTGGAAGAAGATTTCTTTATTACATTATCGGAGATGAGTAGGAATATCTCATTCGTAGGTGATGGACCTCCTTGGGGTAACATTCTTTTATGGTTACTTACAACAACATTATTCCCATACTCCGCTTCTGTTTTTTGGTATCCACCTAAACTACCTTGAGTATAATCATATGAAGTTGGGGCTCCTGATCCTACTTGGAAATATCTTATCTGGAAGTCTTCCACCGTAGAGGATCCCTGTCCAGCGAAAAGCATAGCTAGACCTACTCCCATCCCAGAAGTAATGACATTATGGTCATCAAATACTTTCTCTTCTGTGCCATCAGAAAATATTTTAAAAATCTCTAAATGACCAGATACATCTAATATATCATTTTGTTTCATATCTCTTCATTATATACTATTTAACTCCAGGAGTTATATTATCATAAATATTTGAATTCCCTAAGAACCCAATACTCCATTCTATAAGCAATTTAAACTCAGATCTTTTAGTTAAAGGTTCACTAAGCTGCTTGTATGCCACTAATAAGGGCTTATCATTCTTGTATCCTATCGGATTTTTAGAAAATAATCCAAATTCTCTTAATAAAATACCATTTGCCGTGTCTTTATCTAAAACTATACTCACTTCTACAGAGTCTAAATAAGTTTTAGTAATATTAGTTCGTGGTATAGGAATAAACCAGTGCTTGTCCGAGGTCGAAGACGTTTCTATAGAGGACGCAGGGGCACTAGACACGCCAGCACTCAAAAACAACATTTCACTGTAGGTAGTTCCACTGTCTGCGGTGGACGCAAGAAATGATCTATTCAACTTTTGAAGCTCTAATGTAGTCTCATCTCCATACTGGGAGGTAGAGGATAGGGGTGCTGATAAATGATAGAATATACCAGACGCTAAACCCCCATCCCGAGAAGAGTTCATACCACTAACTCCCAACTGAAGATACCCAGGGGTTATAGATGGTATACTAACTGCTTCTCCTGTTAATATAGAAACTATATCTACAACAAGTCCCCGAACTAACATATTACTATCATCGACAACCACTTCTTTATAGTCATCGTAAATCTTTGTTACTTTAAGGTGACCCCCCATTAGAATGTCCTCCCAAAATCAAAGTTTATTCTCCACTGAATAGTTAGATCTGCATAATTTTTTATACCAGCAAGCCTCGCAGCGACCGCATCATTTATGGTTGTTAAATCCTCGCTAAATACTTTTTTAGCAAATAGTTTGTATTTTCTATTGTTAGTTGGCGTGGTCCATGCTACGGGAGCAGCTTCGCTTTTAAATGTTTCTTTAGCGTCTAAAGCCCACAACCCTATATTGGTAAATCCTTTATATGCTGCTAGACATAGTAGATCAGTGGAAGAGATAGTGAAGTTATAACATACAGCAGGACTTCCTATAAAGGCGGTAGACCCGTCAACTAAACCTCCCCCTGTGTAGGACACACTTGTCAAGGAACTAGCGGTAGCAGCAGACACCGCAACGCCCTGAGTAGTATCTCCGCTAGCAGGGTGATTTTGTATAGGATAAGCTACTAAATAACCCTCCCTATCCATAGACCCCACAGTATTGTATCTACCCTTAACCCCTGATACTACTGTGTTTATGCTGGAAAGTAGGTAGGTCCAAGGGGCTGATGTCTCTGTGACCGCGCCCCTAGTTACAGAAGTATCCCATATATAAATATTAACCCCACTACTAGGAGCATAGCATCCTTGGTAAAGAGTCTCCATACTTTTAACAGAAGATGAATAATAAGAATTTAAATTATGTCCATTAGGAGTTATTAAAGCACTTGCATTTCTCCAAGAAGGAGTATTTGAAGGACTGAAAAGAGCAGTGTATGTTGTTAGCTCTGGATACTCGGACACTGCGGAAAGCTCATAATACAACTGGACTTGAGTTTTGGATGAATTCTCTAATCGTGTGTCCCGTGGGCGTGGATCCTTTGGAAGTTCATAAGAAGGAGTAAAAGAAGAAGCCCCGCCTAAATTTCTAGCACCTATAAATGCTGATAGGTCAGCGTCAGCGTTCTTATCTGCAAAAATAGAAGATAAGTTTCTGTTGTTGTAAAATCCGTGCATACCAATAACATCGGTGTCTGCTGCACTTGTGTCAGGATGGCCCCCGTATAGCTTCTCAGCTTTTCCTAAGGACACTGCTTGTATTGTAAAGTTAGAGGGGTTGAGAGATTCTGATCCTGCTAGGTTCTTTAGACTATAAGGAGTAGTAAGCATATCAACAATAACTTCAGACGCACCATCCACCACCATGTTACTCTCTTTGAGAACACTTTCGGATGCTCCGTCCTGCATTATTTTAAATACTTCTACTTCGCCTTTAATCTTCATCTAATTTCCTCTAATAATCAGAGAACTCACCTGATTAAAAATTCCATCTCCAGACAGAGCATAAATCTCTCTCTTTATATTATCTCTATAACTTAATCTACCTCCTCCACTAACCCCCATCTCCCCAGAAGTTGTAATTGCATTTCTAGAAGCCAAAGTACTTTTTGCTAGAGAGGTAAAATAATCAAAACATGCTTTTAATTCATGCTTATTTAGTTCATACTTATTATAGCTTGTGGGAACTATCGCTCTTTCTCTAAAAGTTTTATTATACATACTAATGGTATTAAGTAATATAAAAGAGTCTGGATCTGCTGTCTCCAAGAATATCTCTATGTAATATTTTCTATCCTTGGTATGAATCTTTTCTGTTATCTGATCCTTAATTCCATTATTGTTTGTATTGAAATTAAAACTTAGAGTTTCAAACAAGGACTGGGAAGCCCAGCGGTAAACGCTCGGAACTTCCTCCTCCGAGGAAGTTCCTCCTGCCATGCACCCTACCCTAGGTGAAAGATTGTGGTATGGAGTTATAATCTTGTTAGTCTTTATATCTCTCATTGAAGAATTTTCTTTTTCGCCGTATCTAATGATATCAGTTATATTTTTTTCTGTAAATTTACTTCCAATAGATAATCCAGGAACTATTCCGAAAGGTAAGTCTTCATTTATAACTGAGAGTTTATGTCTTACCCATGTGCCGTTAGAGAAAGACCATATAGAATTTTCTGTTGTATACGTTTTATCTGGTTTTTTGTAAGTATAGGAAATAGGCTCAGTATGAATCCAAACCTTTAAAGTACGGCCTCCTATAAGGTCAGAATCTGAATGTATATTAGCAGCATTAATATCTATCTGGTAGTCCGAATTTGGAAATAAGTAATTTTTAAAATCAGGTCTACTAGAATCAGGTTCTATCTTATATCTTATTCTTGGGAAGGTATTGGCGGCGTTTCTTCCATATTTAATAACAAGATTATCTTGTAAAACTGAGGACTTCATCCACTCAGGAATATTTTTAGTTTTTACATCCTTATCCAAACCTGTAACTCTTAAAAAGGCAAATGTGGTAGGTAAGGTATAGGGTTCATTAGGAGGTATATAAGCCCCCGTTAAGTTGAAATCAAGCGTACCCCTACTGGTGGTATAGAATTGTGCTTGTTGTACTGCGTATGGGTTAGATGTATCAACAAACTCTACTCCACTTAAGAAAGAATCATTTCTCACTTCAATTCTTCCTACATACATGTCTGAAGCATTGGAGGCAGCATAATTTGTTATACCCCATGCGTTAGATGGAGCCATTGCCATTGCTCCCCTACCAAAATAGTAACCTATATTAATAAGATCCCCTGTCCTAACTGAGCCAATAGAGGAGGTTATTAATCCAGGAGCTACATCATCTATGGACGACGCAGTAATTTCATAATCATCATTGAATAAGTAAGGACCGTAAGTATGAGTTATAATATTATTAGCACCCGCATCATACTTGAAATTAAAATTTATAGGAACTCTTGTATAGTGATCAAGCCAATCCTTATAAAACTTATGTAATGTAGATCCAAAAGCAAAATCTCCCATATAGTTTAAATTACTAACACTAATAGTATTTTCATGTAATTGATTAGCAATTGAGTTTAATACATCCCTATATTCATCGACGTACCAACTGGACACTGTTACAGGTTGTATTTTTGAGGAGGACACAGGCCACGAAGAATTCACAGTCCCATCGGGATTATAATATCCTGATACTATAGAGGAAGCCTCATGTAGGATCGAAGCCTCTCTTACTCTATGTTGTAAGCTTTGCAATTCAGTTAAAGAGCCTCGTTTGCCAAAGAAAGAAGACGCAGCCGAGCTATCAACCCCAGACAATCCCCTCAAAGGAAAGGTAGTACTTACTTCAACCCCAAAAAAGCTGTCGGAAGAATTATAAGCTTGACAGTTGTTCCAAACAGGACTTATGGTTACATTATCAATAAGGTTTCCAAAGTTATTAGGATCTCTCTTTAGGGGAACAGGGGAGAAGGATAAACTACTGGGGATGAATCCAAGTGAGAATATCCCCGAGGTTAGAAGGTTTGCACCTGTTGAATAAAAACTCCCCCCATCTTTGTTAACGGGAAGTTGTGTTGCCCTATAAAGCCAGTCATACCCAGCAGACCCCATCCCATCCCTAATATCTACATTCTCCCAGTTCATTAAATACTTATGATTTTTTCTCCGAATAGCGTTGCGCGGAGCAGCCGAGAAGAAAATATCCGCTACTCCAGATCCCATCAAAGCACCGCTCAAGCTATTAGCCGCTTCTCTTCTAAATACTGTTTGTTGACCCGCTGGTAAGACGCTCGTATTTCTTGGATTTATAGTACTAACAGCAAAGTTAGTAAGTATTGTGGCAGAGGCATTAGAAGATACGGCCACGGAACTCAACCCAAGAACAGCCTTCATTGTAGAGATTGCACTAAGAGCTATATTAGTATCTTCAACAGAAGATACGTCAAGAATTATATCGGCTGTAGCATGGGCTGGAGCTACCGTATTAACAAGAGTTTTTACTCTAGATAAAGCATACTTTGATTCTTTATCTAAATTAATAGAAGCAAAATCGAATGAACTTGCGGACAAAGAAATTTTAAAATGAGAAGACTTAGAACTCCAAAAAGGTAAGTACCTAAATAAATCATCCCCATAGGGCCTAGTATTATTAACTACTTTGTCATAATTAAAAGGTGTTTGTTCTGTTGTTGTAAAGAATAGGAACGAATTTCTATAAAAATTTACATCTTCTTTTTCTAAAGTATTATTAAGAATATAAGAGTGAACACTATTAGCCGAATTTGTATCCACACCAAAACATACTAATTTCTTTTTTAAAGATTCTAATAATGGAAGAGATACTTGACAATTAGAATAATACTTTATCTCTTCCCATGGTGGAATAGGCATAACCCTATCCCTATAAGTAAAAATAAAATTTTGATCTTGTTTTGGTATTATTTTATGGGAAGTTCTTATATTAAAAACTGATCCCGTATAGAAATCACCATCTTCGGTTCTGTTCCATGGGCCTTCGTATTTTATCTCTTCCTGATCTAGGGGAAGAAAAGCGGGTAAATGAGTTTTAGGGGGCTCTAAGAAGAATGTAACTCTAGGAAATAATGAGTTCCCAAAAATAAAATTATTAGGGAACTCATTAGCTAATTCCCACATAATCCTATCAACAGCTAACCTAACATTGGTTTCTAAATTAGTAGAATAGCTATCCAACCCCAAAACGTCAGCCCTATCCTTACTAAAGGAAGCTAACCCGTTCTCTGTTAGATTAGAACTCGTCATCAGAGTATAAAATACTATATTAGGAATATAAGATTCCCACAGATCAAATAGAGTCCCAGAGGTTATATTAAAGGCTCCGTCCCTGCCGAACACAGAATCAACCATGCCCTGGACGGATCTCTTCGTTCCTTTAGCCTTATAAATTGATACAGCCTGTCTGAGCTGATTCCTGTGTCGTGTTGAGTCTGGTCCGATCAACGTCCACCCGATTAAATCAGCTAAATAAGGGAGTAGCTCATCAGGGCAGTGATCTATATCAACAAGGGTCTCAAGTTCTTTTATTTCTGAACTTCTATCAGCAAAAGAGAAGGAGAATGCTTTTAATGCCCTATTAAGGGGTCCTGCTGAATCTTCATCTGAAATTAAAGAGGTGGTGCTGATATAATCAGAAAATGAATCCCTAACTTTAGTATCGTTTAGATTAAAATAATCTCCCTCATAAAGAACACTAACTAAAGTTTCTAATCTATCCCTATGCTGTGTTCCTGAGACATAAGAAAGAGCATTATAACCAGATGTAGCATCAGAACCAGAAGTTCTGTATTTCTCAGGTAAAATACGCTCATCAATGGACGAGAAGGAATAATAATTACTCCACAAATATCTTTCAAATATCTTTAAACAATCATCTAAACCAATAACTTCCCCAAACCAAAGGTTTTTAGCAAGAAGAGTTGCAACCTCACCCGAGGTTGAATACCCCGAAGGTCTTACGTTAGCTCCTGCTGGGTCTGGGGCGTTTAGAAAGTAAAGCCATGATAATTTATCTATTAAATACTTATGGGTTCCTGAACTATCGTTAGAGAACGCAGAAGCTGTTGTTGTTGCTAGATTATTTCCAGGAGTTCCATCATTTTTTTCTAGCTCTATTGTAGGAAGAAAAGTTCCTGATATATAATTTAACAAATCTCCACTAGAACTGAAATTAGATAAAGTCTTTCCTATCTTTTGAAGTATATTGTTCTCAAAGTTAGTGGGGGAAACCCAAGTAAGGTTATTCTGTTTCACAAAATACTTAGAAATACCACCCACTGCGCTGACGGAGCTAAGATACTCTACGGTTGGAAGGGAGGATACGTATATAACAGCAGAAGAATCAGCAGCTAAAATATGTGAGTTAATTAGCTGGTCTACTTCGGTAACCTCAACCCCACTAAGCGATATATCATCGTCAAAGTACACATTTGGCGTAATAATTTTTACAGCATCTAAGTAATTTCTCTTAAAATAGGACTGGGAACCTGGGAGGATTCTCTCGGGACTTCCCGCTGTGGGTCTCGTTAGAGTTCCCGTATACTTAGTAAAATTATCTGTTACGCTTCTTTTAGACATTAGAGATACACTATATCTAAACTAAAATTATTAAGTTGTATTATTTCATTATGATCTACAGGGATAATATCATCAATATTATCAATTGTTGCAAATCTAATTTCTGATAGCTGGAATATCTTTCTCTCCAGCTCAACTTTAAGAAATTCTTGTCCAAATTCCATATTATCCACAAAGAAAAAGTCTAGTACCTGTGCGGTTACCTTTCTTTTAATTTCTTCTTCTATTTCTCGATATTCTCTATCTAATCTAAGATTTATTGTTAAATCTAAAGTCCGTATCACTCCATCATTTATAACTACATGATCAGTAAGCATCTTCTTAGCATCAATTTCAGTTAGTAGATTATTTTTAAATGTTGGAGACGCTTTTTGAAGTTGTAGGTCGGTAGCCTTCTCTAATACGAATAAATCAATTATATTAGCAGAAGAAAAGCCCTCCCTAGTAACTGCTGCTACCTTGGCAGTCGTTCCAATAGCACTGTAGAACCTACTTCCGAATGCTATATAATCTTCTAAAGTTACAAGTCTATCTTGGGATTTAAAAGTATAAGGAGCATATCTCTTAGCCTGTTCTGCTGTTTCTCCGTTTCTACCTCCCGTCATCTCGCTTATATTCTCTACTCTCCAACTAAGGGAATTATCATCTCCATCGGTTCCTATTATTAACGCATTTATAGATTCTTTTACTAAATTTCCTCTGGATCCACCACCAACTCTATAAGTTACAGCATAAGTTGCATTATGAGGAGGAGCTTGCGAAATAGCACCATCCCCAAAAATAACAACACCGTTATAGTTATTAGAATAGGCCACCTCAAAGATTTTATCAGAGCTACCCGAGGCAGAGAATATCTTATCTACTTGAGTATAGGTTCCAGTTGCAGATTGATCTGCTGTGGAATCTGCTGTAATATACACTCTAACGCTTTTTTCTACTACAGGACCTTCACCTAAAGCTATAGTTTTTACTTGATCAATGGAGCCAAATGTTCCTGTCTCTAAGATTAGAGCACCCTCTAATAATGCTAAATTAGAGTACACGGAGCTTAGACTATTATCAGAATCAGTTGCTCCATTTATTGTTATAGAGTCTGCGCTATTTTCTATATTTACTACTTCATTATTTGAATTTAGCTTATATAGGGAATATGTTACGGGGCTCCCATCCTCAGGAGAAGCTACTGTCACAACTCTATTTTGGTTAGAGAAAGATACTGCGGAGACTTGGGAGTCTGTAGGGTTTGTGGACTCATTCCAAGTTAATTGTGCTCTAGAGGACGCAGAGGATGGTCCTTTTAAGGACACCCCTATAAGTTGAAGTAATTTTCTTAGATTATTTCTATTTTTTACTGTATTTAAAAAACATTCATTAGCTAGAGTATCTGCCTTAAATGAATTTACCGCACCCATATAGGCCACAAGCTCTACTAGCATCATCCCTAATTCCGAACCATAAAAGTTATTAAAATCTTCGGGGTACACCGCATTTATGTACTCAACCAAAGATTGTTTTATTGTCTCGTAATCAACAGCAGCAAAATTTATAAAATCAGATTTTCTATTCTCTGGTATCTTACCTAGTTTCATAAAATCTGAATCTACAGTTCCTGAAAAACTCATCCTATGTTTACCTCAACTTCAAAGGGATCTATAAGATTATTACTTCGTATTTGTCCCGTTAATTTAACTACCAACCCATTCTCTGCTATAGTGGGATCAGATTCAAATATACCTAGCTTTATTATTTCAAAGAAAGGTACAAAGATACTGATTTGTGTCGTTATATCCGCTCTTAAAATTTCAAATGTTGTTATATCAAGAGGAGAAAAGGCGTAATCATCTAAATTAAGACCAAAAGAAGAGTTCATTACCCTTTCACCTTTACGAGTTAGGAATAATTGTCTCAACATCCCTCTTATTAGTTCTTTGTCCACTGATTTTGCAAAATAATCTACATTGGATACTTTTTGTACGTCTCCAAGGACTCTTTTTGTTCTAGATTGAGCAAAAGGATAGCTAATACCCATTAAAAATTTATTTTGGGAGGCTATCTGTCTCTTAGCTGCTTTAGAAGGCAAAGATCCGTAAATATTTTTGTTATCAGAAATCATTATGTTTGTATATTCTTAAAGAATCCCTTCTGAGCATTAAAGTTCTTTAATACTTCCGCACTATTTAGTGCCCTTTTATATAGCTTTAAACTCCCGACCATTCCATTAAAGCCACTTCTTAAGCCACCGTCCTTAGATCCAAGAAAATTCATACCCGAATCGGAGCTTGGGCTATATCCAAATTCTTTATTGGTCATTCCGTCTGTGTAACCGCCACCAATTATCCAAGGGGTAAACCCTGCCGCTCCTGGGGCATTCCATCTCCAGAAATCTCCCTGATATACAGCAGATGGAATATAGGTTATAGATCCTTTTGGTAAAGAATTTTCATATAAATTTGTGTAGCTGAAGCTACTAGAATCTACAGGAGACGGGATATTAGGAGGTCCTGTAAATCCAAAAGTATTAACATAATTTTGAGACAGAACCTCTACCCCATCAGAGTAAATAGCAACTCTTCCATCCCCAGAAGGATCACAAGTTATAGATAAATGCTTAAAAGTAGATGAACAATCTCCCAAAGCAGAAGTAGTCCCAGTAGGACCTGTCACATCTAACACTGCTCCCAAATATCTCTGGGGGTCGGTGGTATTTGCGAAACAATCTAAACTAGCTTTTGGTATGAAAGTTATACTACTAGTATTTATAGACCTTGTGGGTGCCATATAAAACTTTAGATCAGAATCTACAGGGTTTAGTCCAGTATCATTTGAAAGAGGTAAGTTCTTTGTAAATCTCCTATCCCTCGTAAAGCCTACCAATAAACCCTTAACGGAGTCGTAATCTTGGAATATCTCCATTCTTTCTGCGTCTGTAACCTGCTTATCTCCCCCACGGTTCTCATTACCTAAAAGAATCCTGTGCATGGAGGAGGATTCTAGAGAAGTATCCCACCCATCATAACTACTTGTCATTAATGTGGGTACATGAATCCAACAATCTAGAGTAAAACCTTCTCTCTTATAAAGAAGACTTTCAAAATCATTTATATTTTGAGGAAGCCTCATATAACTTAAAGGATTGTATGGGGACTGTAGGTACTGGGCAGAGGGAGGAGATAAGTAGTAGGACGCTTTAGTATTTGTCCCTGAGAAGAAACTACAAATACCCTTGAACTGGGCTATCCCAACTCCAGAGGGATACACGGTGTCAAAAGAGCTTGCTACTATTTGTGCATTGTATGAAGTCCCAGTATCAGCGGTATTTTCTACGCTAAAATTTATTGAGTCTGGTTTGGATTCTACATTAGCCCCTAAAAAATTATAACAAGAAATCAAATCTGTAGTTACGATGTTGTCTGTGAGGGACACTACAGGGGCTTGGGTAGATGTTACCGATGATGCCGATGATATTATTGAACCTCTTCCTGTCGTAGGAACATGTAAATGATTTATATAAACTGTTTTTAAGGCAGTGTCTTTCTTTATTGTACTTGCTATCTTTAAAGGCAGCACGACACTGGAAACTTCTCCAGGTAGAAAGGCTAACCTTGATTGAGCCTTTTCATGTATTTTTATTTGTGTGTTATCTAAGAATGAAAAATCATTAACAGGAACTTTCCCTATTTCTGCGCCTCCCAAAACTACAGCTATTTGTATTTGTTTCTTTCTTCTATTTATTTTATTTTCATAAGTTTCAATGGTTGAATTTACATTTTGCTTCGCATTACTAACCAAGGCAGAGTCTTCAGCGTACCCACTAACCAATAAATCTTTTATATAGGAAGAGGTATCATAAACTCGTCTATTTCTTTCTCCTTGAATTTGTGTTAGAAAACGATCTTTGTTATAATATTCTTTTATCTTTGGATCGTTTTCTAATTCTGTATTTTCAATATCGAATATAGTGTTAGCCCATTTATTAAATTCCTTTAAAGAAACAGATTCCCCCTTACCTCCGCAATTAGGATTATACAAATACATCCATCTTAGAGATGCTTCGGGAATAACAGATTCACATTCAACAATATCTTCTAAATTAGAAGGTAGATCAATCCCCCCATTAACAGAATCGTAGTAAATGCCTGTTCTTGTTAAAATAAACTTTTCTTTAGTACTTATGGGAGGATCTAGCCTCTCAGGTTTAACCCAGAACTTCTCCTGTGGTAGCTTTTCTTCATCTACGGTCCACCTACCTCCTGCGTCTTCACAGGCTTGCTTATCCTTGTACTGTGTCCCTAAACTGCAATAACCTCCCTGTCCAGGCATCCTAACACAAAATCCTGTCCCTTCTAGTATCTCAGCTACAGTTTTTCCTTGGCTTTCTACATATACGGATCCATCAAAGCAGGGTTCTGGGTAGTTGTCGGGATCAAGGTAACGATTATTAAGTATTTCATTGATAATATTAAGTTGTTCTTGTGATTTTGTAACAAAAGCAAGAGCATTAATTATATTTTTCCTCTCCACTGCGTATTTTGCATCTAAATCTTCTCTATATTCCTTTACTTTGTCAGGGTCCACTCCTGGTATCCATACCCCTCCTGCATCTTCACAAGAAGATGCATCAATATGATCTGCGTTTCTTCTGCCATTTATCTTACAAAAACCACCAAAGTTGGCATACTTACTAGCAAGAGCGGAGTGGTTAGATTTCAAGGATTCATGGGTTGAAAGTTGATCAATACAATTAGCTATTTGCTGGACTTTATCGACAATACCAGTAACTGTATCCCAAACCTCGCTAGCCATTCCTACCAAGCTTCCGAGAGAACCAAGAAAACCTCCACCTAAGACAGAATCACTCAAATTGCTGGTTAATGTCATCATCCCATTAGCGGTTTTTGCTTCTATTATTCCAAGTTGCAGGAACAACTTCCTCTTTTGTTCCTTAATGTAATCCTGAGCTGCTTTCTTTCCTGCTTGAATAGATTTACTTAAACTCTCTAGTGGACTTGAAGGAAATAATGCTAACACTTCTCCCGCTAAGTCAGTAGCACAAGAAGGAACTCCGAACTGAGTCTCTAAAATATCCATAGCGGGAGTCTGGTTATCAAGAGTATTAAATAAAAAATCTGCTTTTTGTCTATCAAATCCCATTAGTCTAAATCTACCCTTATACCGCTATTAATATCTATATATGGAGCATTTAATTCTATTTTCTCTCCACTTGTGATACTTACTTTCTGTGTTGCTACTATATCTACTGTACCACCAGTAGTAATAACTATTTTAGAAGCACTATATGGCGCACTTATATGTATAACAGAATCGGGACCCAGAGCCTCTAAATTAATATTATTCCATTCTGATTTTATATTAACACACCCATAACTCTCATCTCCCTTGTCTAAAGGGTTAAATCCGAATCCTGGCGGGAAAAGGTCAGGGTGTACTTGCCCTACTCCAAAAACTGAAGCCCAAGGGAGGGGTGGGTACGCCACAGACTCGATCTCATCTACCTCGGGGATGTATATAGCGTCTCCACCTCCAATAAATGAAAGTTTCCTACCTGCTGGGTTTGGGGACATAAAACCTGTAGAATCATTAAGGATTTCGATATTTCTTCCTTCTTTAACTCTAACTTCAACTCCTGCGTCCCTACTAACTATATTTGCAGGTCCGTGAGTATCTACCCTAAATTCTCCCGCTGAATATGTTCCACCTTCTACCCCTGCGGCATCTTGCTTCCCTGCTAAGATTATATGATCTTCGATTAATGCATCGTCTTGTCCTGTAGTTATATTAATAAAATCTTGAGCAGGAGTTTCACATAATTCTATCTTCTTACCAGCTCCCCCTTGAAGAGTAGTTGTTGCGTTCATCCATGCATCAGAATCCCCTCCAACTTTCTGATCTGCGATAATGATCCCGCCATTACCCTTTCCTAAAAATGCATTTTTAGATGGAAGAATATCATTGGCATAGGTGTCATCTATCCATAAAGGAAGAACAGGGGGGCTTTCAGCGTTTGCTCCCAAAGATGTAAAGTCTATCTTATCTCCTTTAGTTTGGAGAGTTGTAGCTCCCTGTGGGTTTGTGGTAAAATCAGAGTTCAATTCCTCATCATCTAGAGCGTCTGCTAGAAATCTATTGGTACCGACTATAGCTCCTAAATAATAAAGACCAGCCGACCCCCTATTATGATTTGAAGCATCTACCTCAAGAACTAAAATCTCTGTACTTGGAGTTGGTGGAGCAAAAAATCCACCGTCCACATTATTTGAGGGACTTACGTAAGTAACCCATACTGGGCTTGGGCTGTTAGGAAGAATCACCGTAAACCTACCAGTCTTTGTTATATCCTCTACGGTATGGACTGTACATCTATAAACTTGCATCTTTTAGTTCTCTAATTTGTAATTCTTAACTATATTAAAAGAAGTACTCACCTTTCCTTGGCTAACAATAAAACTAAGTCCCTGTATTGTATATTCCCCAGATAACCATTTAGAGGGTTCACGGCTATCAAAGAAATCATTTATTTTAATATCAGGTTCTCTAAAATTAATATTAATTTTAGACATTAGACTTCTAACGGGGGACATAAATTTATAATATGGTAAAGTTTCTATTTGTCCTGTAAATGTAACTTCGGATACCCTCTCTCTCATAGCTAATATATTATCTATAGCACTAGATTTTTGTATAGGATCAACGATAACGTATTGATGGTTTTCTATCGCAGAAAAATTAGCCTCAAGGTACTCCATCACACTGTCTATAAACTCTTCTCTAGTGAATCCTAGTAACGCCTCTTGAATCTCCCCTCTATCCTTAAATGGTAGTCTATCAAATATTGGAGTATTGGGAACAGGAGTCTCTTCATGCTTATCATACCAAGCCTCTACAATTCCCCGTATGTTCCCCGTGTCTCTATTTCCAGTATTCTTAATATAACTAGCTATAGATCCAAATAAGTTATTATGAGAGGCATTCCTACCTAACAAGCCATTTGTAGCTATAGTAGGTATAACATTAGCTATAAGGTATGCGTACCATGGACGTAAATCAAAGTTAAAACTTAATATATCAGAATTTATATCTCCATAAGTAAAGGTGTGCATAACAGTTTTTTCAATAACGTCAGAATATATCTCTCCCTTAAACTCCACAAATGCTTCATGCAGGGCTGCGAATAGGGTATCATTAGTAGATTTAAAATCTTTACTTTCTTTTATTTGCGAAAGATTAGAATAAGCCTCTCCTGTAGATATTAGAATAAATCTATCAAAATCTTCTTTTGTGCTGGGGGGGATACCTTTTTCAGCGAGTTTTGTATAAACTAGTTCACAAAGTTTAATCTCTGAAAATACTTGAGTTATAAAAGTATCGGCTGAATTTATTTTACTTAAAATACTTAAAGCTTGATCTTTCATTTCTTGTCTAGTTTTTCCTGTTAATCTAATATGAATATCAACTATCATCTTTTCCATTTGCTTACGAGCGTCTTGATGTGCCTCATCTCCAGTGCGAGAGAGTCCTGCCCCTGTAAGGTTGGAGGACTCTGTGGGTGTAAAATCTTCTGCTATCGTAAAACCTAAGTTCTGAAAAAAATCATAAGCTGCGTTCAAATGTAATACATACTGATCTACACTATCTATTGGTATGGGTTTTCTAACTTCCTCTATGTCTACTCCTGTTATTCTTTTGTATGCATCAGCTCTATCTAAATTATTAATATTTCCTTTGCGCCACCTTTTTAAATCTTGCTCAGTTAAGTATGCTCTGACCTTATCTTCTGCACCTTCTGCGACAAGCTGATCCAGAGTTTTTTTTATTTCCCCTAGTATCCACTTTCGTTGTTCCTCAGGAGTTCGCCTTTTCCCTTTTTTTTGGGCACGAATACCACTCTGTCTTGTGCGTGTTATCCCATGAAGGCCAAGGGATCGCAGAAGAGGAGCGTGGGACACAATGATATCACCAGCGTCTCCAATAAAATCCTCAATGCCCGCATACCACTCCGTAAGATCGTTCGTAGTCATGTAGGCCAATGCCGCCTTCTGAAGGTCCGCAAGTTTAGCCCTTCTCTGTCCCGTTTCTTCACGAGAGTACCGTTCTCTTATTCTTGCTTCCTCGGCATCGTCCCTAGCTTTCCATCCCGTAGTTCGCCATCCTGCTTTATCAAGAGTATCCCTAACTTGACCCCCATGCGCCCCTGGTATGCTAGCCATCACGCCCGAAGGAGTCTCCCCTATTTGTAAGGGTCCAAATAGATCCTTATATATCGGGGCAAATTCTGTTGCTCGATTGAATTCTTGTCCAGCCCCTCCTCTACGTAAATTATACCCCTTGGTACTAGCCATAAAATTGTTAACGGCATTGGTACAGGCAGCGGACCAAAGCCTGTCTAGGGCTTCATATACAGATTTTTGTGCTATTAAAAAAGTAGGTACATCAGTGAACTTAGCAAAAGTATCTTTTATAAGATTAAGAACTAAAATAGGGGCGCGTTCTACTACTACCAATTCATCAACATACTTGGAATCTATGTATGTTCTTTGGATAGAATAAGTTCTATTTAGATTTCCTGTTGTAACCGCTTCCTCTTCGGGGGTAGCACCTAAGGCCGTCATTCCTGAGGAGGGAGCGAATGTAAGTGTAAATATTCTTACATTATTGGGACCCAATTCATAATTTACATAAATAAGATCTACCTTTTGGGTAGGTGCCCATTTTTTGGGGTCATCTGTCTCCCCAAAAGTTATCATAATTCCATCTGTTTCCTTTGATATACTCCTATTACCATAAGAAGATATCCAATCGGAATAACTTTTAGATCCTATAGAAAAGAAAGAGAAAAATCTATCTTCAAAGGTATTAGTAGGATCTAATACTTTGACAACAAATTGCCCCTGCTCCCTTGAAGCCCCCCCTGCATTTATACTATAAGAGAACTCAAGTATATCTGAGTTTTCAATAGTAGATAAAAATATAGCTTTATGGTCCTTGTCGATGGCTTTCTTATACCACGAGAATACTGACCCTTTGGCCTCTGGGTCTTTCAGTTTTTCAAGGGCACCAAAAATATCCCCCCTATTTCTCCCAAGAATAAGTTGGGGAGTATTGATTGTCTCCCTAATAGTTGCAATTTCAGGAGTCCTACTGCTTTTTACTTCCGCTGTATTAGCCATTGGGGAGCCTAACCTCATCCTGAATATTTAAGCTTTCAAAAGGATCGGACAATCCATTAATCTCCATCACAGTCCACCAATTATCGCTGTTTCCATAGAACAGATTAGAAATTAGGTCTGGTCTGTGGTCATACCCTGCGGGGACGTACCCTGCTCTAAACATACTATTATCAGCATTACTAGTAGAATTTTCATAAATAGTAGATCCAACTGACGTTAGGATAGTCTTACCTTTGTGTGTTATCGGTATTAAATATTGTTCTCTACTCATGAGTTTATCCTTTGTGGGTCTGTAGAATTGATATTATCGTCCTTCATTACCGCCTCCCAACCTGCGAGGTTATCTCTCTTAATTGCTTTTCCTGGATTAAACTTACCAAAATCACCCGTTCTATTTTCAACAGTACTTAAAGAAATTTTTATTCTTAAAGGAAGAAGGGTCCCCATATCATAGCCAGCTTCTTCTACAACCTTAATACTATAATCTCTACATAAAAGAGGAACATCTTGATAGGATAATCCGTGTCTTAATCTAAGAGTAGGGGGACCTAAAATTGAGTTCTCAGCATTTCCAGCAACACAAGTTCTTATTAATCCTAAGATAAATGTAATAGAATCTAAAACAGTTTTCTTTGCATCCCATGTCTCGGTGTGAGTAACTTCATATTTTTTCCAAGGCCCCGCTAGATTTAATAATTTTTCCTCGCTATTAGATTCCCATCCTTCTACATTTATAGAAGCAATACCCTCTGCCAAGCTTGCGGGAGGAGCAGCGTCCGAAGGAACGCTGTGTACCCTATTAATAATTACATTAGTGCTATCATCCTGCCTACGGTTTTCTGTGCTTCTGGAAACAAAGCGTTCAAAAAATCTATTCATTTCGCTATCTTTTTTTTCTAAATTAGAAAAAGCTTTCTTTGTATTTAAAACACTTTTCCAAGAACTTTTAATATGAGCTAATGACAATATAAATTCAATATTTATAGATCTAGCGTCTGCTCCTACATGGGAAAACAAAGTTGATCCTCTATTTATTGGATTGTACTCTACTAACCGAGCTGATTTTCTTTCCGAGATTATTGGATTTTCATAAAATGGAATAAAAGTAATTGGGTTAGTATCCTCTATTTTTGCTTTTGGATATTCAAGAAAGATTCCTGATCTTAATTCTAAAGCTCTGTCTCCCCCTGGAAGAGGAGATAAGTCTTTCCATAATTTAGATCTTTCGTTGTATGTATTTACAGTCCCATCGTAGTTATATGATATACTCATTTAGTAATTCCCTCCTGTACTACCTAATGGTACACCTTGGATTCTGAATGCTGGGGGAGTGAAGGGAGAGAACGGTTCCTTGCCTATCATCTGCCGAATATCTCCAAGAATGTCGTTTGTTTCTTTTCCAGCCTCCTCCAATGGAGCAGTATCTATCTCTACTGGGGGGGCAACATTAACTTCCTCTGGGGGGGAGTCCATGGCTGAGTTAATAGAAGATCGGGTACTACTGGTTACTTTCCCTTTATTAGTTCCCGTTCCTATTGCAGCCCCTCCTGTAGTTGTCGTTGGTGTCGTCGTTGCTGTCGGACTTGTAGCTTTTGTAACAGGAGTAGGAGGATTACTTCCAATGGCCGATCCCCCTGCGCCACTATTCCACTTACTTTTTATAGTGGAAGCCGTCTTATTCATACTGGCCGTGACACCTCTCATGCTTTTGGCAATCTCTTCAAAACCAAAAAAATCAGCAACCTTTTGTATCCCAATTATAAGAAGTTTACCAAATCCAAAAACTACTTCACCAAATATCCTAAAAGCCTCTTTCAATGCTCCCCTCAACCACGCTGCTCCAAAAAGTTCTTTTACGCTAACAAAGAATTTTGCTCCTTCATTAATAAAGGGAGTTACAATTTCTCTCTTTATCATGTTCCAAGTATTAGTTAAATCTTGTTGTTCTTTTGCTTTTCTTTTACTCTCTGCGTGTAACCGAATTGATAATTCTTTCTCATTTAATCCTTCTATCTCAGCTTTACCTAGAAGCATCTCAGCTCTTTTAAGTATTCCTTCTCTAACAGCAATCTTACTTGCTAAATCACCAAAAGCTCCTTTCATTGCTTCGTTTCCGATAATAGCGGTTCTACCATTTTTAGATAACAAACTTTGCGCCATAGACCCCTGCTCTAACATTACTTGAAGCATCTCCGCAGACGTAGCGTTGCCGTCCAATATAGAATTCACTGGGAAGCCCATTGCTATGGATTCTGTGATGCCGCCCATAGTAAATTGACGATTAAACGTATTCATTGCTTCACCAAATAATGCTTGGTCGGGCAATAAACCTCTCATCATTGTAGTGAACTCTCCCGCTGCGGCAACAGAGCCGCCAGTTGCAGCAAAAAGATTAGTAGTTGATCTATTTAAGCTTTTTAAGGCACCTACTAACTCAGTTCTCGTCATATTAAATGTTCTAGAGTTATTTTCCACAGCCGTGAATAGCCTACCTTGAGCTTCAGTAGACTCCCGTGTTCCGATAGTGGCATTAAGAATACCTTGGCCCCACGTATTAAAATTCTCTCCTGTGGCTAGGGAAACTTTATACATCTGCTGCACAGACTTAGTGTTAAGATCCAAACCAAGTCTATTGGCCTGTAATTTTAGAATCATCGCCTCATAAACATTAGCAGGAACACCAGACTTTTGCATAGTGTCTGATAGTGTGTGCATGTCATCAGACATGGAGTTAAAGGATGCCCCAAACCTAGCACCCACCTCCTCCATCTTCGCGCCCATAGTAACAGCATCAGTAAATAAACTAAGGAGGTTACCTACTACACCCCCTAACACCCCTTTTAAGTCGGCTGCTATGCCTTTTAAATCTTTTAAGAAGACATTAGATCCCTTAGTATTCTTATATATTTTTTCTAGCCACTTATTATCTTCTTCTGATCTTGCCATTATCTTAATACCTTACAGTGTACAATTTTATTAGATATGAAAGTTCTAAAATTTCTACTATCTAATTTAGTTTTAGATTTAATCTTAACATTTATCTCTTCCATAAAATCAGACCAAAATCTCCATAACCGTCTAAAATACTTTATATGTTCTTCGGCTTTATATCTTACTATTTCTTGTCTAGAATTCATATCTTCTGAGTGTACCTTTTTTAATAATATAGCTTGTTCTTCCATAGAATAATTATCAAGTAAAAAAGTGGTTATTAGTAAATTTCTTGTATGTCTAGCCGTGTACAACCCCTTCGGGGATCTGGGCGTAGCGGCCACAAGAGCCGTATAATCGTATCTAGTTCCTGAATATGTAAAACTTATCAAATCACCTACCCTTACCTGAGTAGGTAGTATTTTTTTAATAACAACAGGAGTTTGACCCCCTTCAGCTACCTGAGAACTGAGATAATCAAAATACTTTTTATTTTGTAGAAAATTTCGGCTTCTCATATACTCTTATATACTATATTATAAGGATTTAAATGTATTACAATGATTCCAAGGATTTTGTTGATTTTATTGATATTATTAATTTTACTTTAGATGCTTCATTTCTAGAAAAATGGAGACATAAATATAGTGAAAAATTTATAACATCCTTCCAAATGAAGGTTTTAAAATCTCTTTCAGACAGAAAACCCTTAAAAAAAGAATCCCTAACTAATTTCTTTAAAAAGAAGTTAAAGTACTCAGAGGAGCAAATATCAAACTTTTACGAATCAATAGATATATCATTATATCATCCATTAATCCTCTGATTCTACTTTTTCTTCCTATCCTCGTGTTTCCTCTTTGATTCTGCTATTTGATGTGGATTAGAGAATTCGGGACACATAGAGGAGTATCCACACCACCAGCAATACTCATTCTTTGAAGGGGGAAACTCTTCCTTCTTCTTTTTTCTTATTTTCCAAACAGTATCTATTTTATTCCTTAAATAAGAACTTATCTGAGCCCATGAAAACCTAACAGTAACCAAGTTACCAGTTACAGGGTAGAAGTGAGCTACCGTTATCTTATCTATTGGAACTTTGAACAATTTATGGACAGCGTAAGCATATCCTTGCATTTGGTGGTTTTGGTATAATTCATGCTTCTTCAGCTCCCTCTTCCCTGTTTTATAATCAATAACTAAGTATTCACCCTGAGGACTTTTCACTACTCTATCAATAATACCATTGAGACTAATATCATTCTTCTCATCGTACTTTATATCATAAATCAGTTCTACTCCGACTGTTTCCGTCAAAGGTCCATTAAATTTAAGAAAATTTCTTAAGCACGTTTCTGTGTTGCTATCTTTTTTTTCTGTAATTTTATAGTTTTTCTTGACCTCGGCTGCTATAGTAAGTAGGTCCTCTAGGGAGGTCTTCTGGTACCCCTTTTCTAGGATCTTGTGGATATAGGATCCAAAGTCTAAAGCATCTTTGTTTTTTGACATTTCCTTATATCTATTTATGTATCTAAATTTGTATTTTAGATTACACTGCATGAATGTGTTGGCCTTAGACTCTGAGATAGTTTTAATGAACATAATTTCTCCTAAGTATATAAGAGAGTATCTTGACCATAATTTCAGAAATTCTGGACGATACTCCTCAGGCGGGCGAGAATTTACAATGCCCTCCATTTTTGTGGACGATTGGAAAAATAAATTTTCTATAAATACAAGCACAGGGATGTGGCAAGACTTTAAAGCTCATAAAGTAGGTAATTTTATACAATTTGTAGCCCAAGTTGAAAAAACCTCTTACAAAAGAGCAGAGGCAAAGATTTTGTTTGAGGTTCTTGCCGACGACTCCCCAGATCCTAAACCCTTTATTGAGGATATTTCTACATCTCTAGATGTGGATATGTCCTCTTGGGTTCCTATAGATATATACTCTTGCTACTCTAAAGATTCTTTAGTTCAATTGGCTTGGAAATATCTTTGGGGCAGAAAAATGTTTCATACCGAGGAAACAGAAGATGAGCCCTTCTACGTAGCTACAGACGGGAAGTATAAAAATAGAATCATCATACCTTTCAAGAAACCTTCAGGTGACCTATTCTTTTTTCAGGCAAGGGCTCTGCTTGAAGAAACTCCGAAGTATCTAAACCCCGACAGTACCCAAGTTAGAGCCTCCAGCGTTTTATATCCTTTTCAGAGCGATACTACAGTGCTTATTTGCGAGGGTCCTTTGGATGCGAGGTCTCTCCAGTTAGCAGGTGTTAACGCTACCTCTACCATGGGAAGTTCGCCGTCTCAGATTCAGATAGAAGAAATAAGAGATATGGGGTGTGAACTTGTTATTGCTTATGATAATGATACAGCGGGAAAAATGGGCGTAGATAAAATAGAAAGAATGAGAAGGGAGTTAATGATGCCATCCATAAAAATATGTCTTCCTCCCAAAGCTTATAAAGATTGGAATGAAGCGTGGAGAGAGGACATGGATTTAAAACAATATGTCCGCGAAAATACTAAAGACTACGACATAGAGTACCTAATCAACACTCAGATAGAACCTAGGTGATATAATCTTTTCACCATTAGCCATGTACTGTATTTGGACAGCGTAAGTTCCCTTAGCTTCTCCAAAGCTGCTGGAGGTAGGAATATTACTTGTATCCCATGTATAAATCAGGGTTCCATCTGAGGTTACCTGAACAGAACCAAGAGTGTCAGCAAAGGAATATACAGTAAATGGACCCTCTAGAGAAGTATTATCATTAACCTTGGTTATTTTAAAAGCACCTTCAGTAATCAATGTGGATTTCAAAGTGTTAATTATAGATGAATCTATATTTCTATTCTCCACCGTTAGCTCTACAGGAGCCTTGAGATCTATTTTTTCACCTAGTCTCAGATGTTTGTTTGCTAATTTTGTACTGGTTCTAAGTAAAAGAGGTTCTGTTATAGAAAAGAATGTATCTTGATATAAAGACCAAGAATGAATAAAGCATTGGTATTGAGATCCAGCCAAAAGTTTAACTGTCCAAACATCAATATAAGATGTGGCTGCACTGACAGAAGCAGATTCTACTGTGGTACCTTCCCAACCTCCCGAAAGGGCTTTATCCATTCTAAGGGGTGCTACATAGTCTCCTGTTCGCATTTTAAAAATACCACTAGCATTAGAAAAATCGGCTGCGTTGGCATGTCCCCAAGTAGCAACATAGTCTGATGGCGCATTACCGTAGAACGCATTTGGAGCAAATTGCATTAGGGGTGATGCTGATACGAGGTTATCAGTAGGAGTGAAGAGCGCACTGGAGGAGTAGGAGCTTAATTTAAAAATAGATACTGAGCTAACGTCCACAGGATCTACTAATTGTCCGTCATTATAAAATAAGGCTCGTAAAGCTACCTTACCGCCTACTGGGGGGTTCTCATGTCTTTCTGGGAAACTAATTCCGTTTAGTGCTATCATTTTGCTCTTCTATATCTTCTCTGAGAAACTCAAATAAATAACTTCTATCTAAAGAGGTCATTTTCTCAATATCAGTTTGGTTAAATCCTACCTTATATACTAAGATAAAGGCTTGTTTTAGTAACTCTTTTACTGATTCACAAGATATTAGCTGTCCCCGAAAAAATTTTCCGTTAAAGGGATCTCCACAACTTGCTCTGCCCCACAGCCGCATAGATAGTTAATCTCATTTTGGAGACCGTATCCCTGCATTCCTATAATTTTTAGTATAGAGTGCATATCTTTTATAGGAAGCCTATCCATAACAGCAGATATAACTGCACTTTCTTTTATTCCGTCTACTTCTGGAATAAATCTCCATATATTTTTACATAAGATATCAAAATTTAGTAAATACTCTTCTTGCCTTACTCTGGGAGGGAAAATCTTTATTTCTTTATTTATTTCTTCTAACTTGAGAGTTATTGGTATTTCTCCCTCTAAATTATTTACTTTTAAAATATTTAAATCTATTTCGAGGTTCCCTTCTCTGGAGCACGTCTCACAGGTAATCCCCATATTAATTTCAGATCCCGTGCTGATCTCTTTTAATTTATAAATTAGATAGTTTCTATCTATTAGAAATAAAGAATCTACATCAATGCCCTTTATACATCTTTCTAAGATATAATTCATAAAGTTCTTATTTTTATTTATAGGACTTAAAACCGCTTTCTCATCTCTAAATGTAAAAGGTCTTATGGTAATACTATCTGTCTCATACCATTTGCACTTTGTAGGTACTTCTACTTCGATATACTCCATATTTTCTTTTTTATCACCCAAAATAGAGTGAACGGCAGCAAGTTGCTCTGGGGTTAAATTACTATTTTCCATTTATTTCTCCAAAATATTTTATATCTATAATATAATAGTCCTATGAAGATACTCGTTGGAAATCAAAAATCTAAAATAATAACAGATAATCCTAAGCTATTCACAGCCCTACAACGATTATATACCTTTCAAGTCCCTGGTGCCACTTATTCACCTTCTTATAGGAGAAGATCTTGGGATGGTAAGAAGAGATTCATCAGTAATGCAGGGATGTTTAGAACTGGTCTTCTTCCTAGAGTCTTAGATCACTTAAAAAAAATAGAATGCACTCCTGAGATAGAATATAGAGACAAGAAAACCAACACCCCAGACATGGCTCATTTTGATAGTATGAAATACTACGACTATCAGGAGACATTAATTATAAAAGCTTTAAAAGAGAAAAGAGGGGTAATCTCTGCCCCTACGGGATCTGGTAAGACTCTTATTATGGGGGGACTGATTAAGAGTTTAGGTGATAAAAAAATGGTTATCCTCTTTAACTCTAAACAGCTATTAAAACAATCTTATGATTTCTTAAAGGATGTATGTGGTATAGAAAATATAGGATTATGTTTTGGAGAAGGCTACATATATGGCGATATAATACTTTGTACGGTTCAAAGTATAGAAAAGATAATTGATACACACCTAGAAACAGCCGAGGTTCTGATGGTAGATGAATGTCATGAATTTTGCTCAGGGAAACGAACTCTCCCTGCTATTCAATCATTTCCTAAAGCTATATGGAGATTTGGGTTTACAGCCACAATACCCTCGGAACCTATAAAAAAATATGCATTAGAAGGTGCTTTAGGGGGTACCATAAAATCTGTTAGTACCAAAGAACTAGTAGATAAAGGAAAACTTACAAAACCTATAATTCAAATTATAGAGAGAGAATATCTCGCAGACGGAGAAGATATTCATGAAAATTATATAGAGATATATGATAAATATATTGTTTTTAATAAAGAAAGAAACAATAAAATAAAGGAGATAGTAGATGAAATCAGAGAAAACGGAGACAGATCTCGCATACTTATACTTACCAAATCACTTGATCACGGAAGAGCCTTGGAGAAGTTGCTTGCTGACGGGCAAGTACAGTTTCTTGAAGGTGCAAACTCAGTCTCAGAGCGGTATAAAAATATTTCTAAGTTCCGAAGACATAGAGGAGCTAGTACCCTCATTGGCACTAAAATCCTCCAAACAGGTATTAACATTGAAGAAATTACCCACTTTATAAACGCAAGAGGTATGAAATCAGAAATTGCTACTATTCAAGCTTTGGGGAGAGCCCTAAGAAAACATGAATCTAAATCTATAGTTTATGTCTATGATTTCTTAGATAAAGAGAAATATTTAGTTACTCATTCAAAAGAACGAATAAAACATTACAAAAAAGAAGGACATAAAATAGTAATATTATGAAAAGAATAGCTTTAAAAAAAGTAAAGACTAAGGAAGACCTAGTTCGAGAAGCTAGTGAACTTAATAATTATGATATTGAGAACATAAAAGGAATAATAAAAGAATTAGAAATTATCACTGAAAATAATGTTATAGGAGATCAACTCCTAAGATCTTTAGATAATATATCTAAGGATATTGATGGACTAAAAGATAGAGTTATAGAGACCTATATTAGACTACTAAAGCAAGGGCAACAGATCTTTTAAGTTAGTCATCAACAAATACTCCATAAACTGATACAGTGTGTTTATCACTACCCGATGTCCCAGGACCAGCATGTGTTAGCCCAACCTCCCCTACAGGATTAGAAGACCCAACGATAGAAGCTAAGGGAGACTCCATCGTACCGTGTGCATAAAAATGAAAATATGAATTAGTGGATGCGGTGGATCCAGCAGCCAAGGAATAGGTTGAATAACTACTATGTGCATCGTCCACCCACGCTCTTAGTTTTACAGTAAATGTTGTAGTTCCTGCCGAACCTCCTGATTTACACCTACCATAGGCTGCTAAAATCTTAAGCGTCATACCTGCTGGAATAACAAAGTTTGCATCTTGATCGTTTGTATTTAAGTAAAAGAATATTGTTTGACCAGCGGTAAAAGATCCGCTTCTGTAAGCAGAGTGGGCGAACATCCTACCAAACATGTCCATAGTAGCTAAAGCACCGTCCCCCGTTCCCGACACTCCGCTAACTGATCCTGTAAAAGCCCTAGTACCTGCGGCCAAGGAATACTGGGTATGATCATCTCCACCTAATCCACCAAGACCGCCGTGATCTATATCTGATTCTTGTATAAAAGATCCATCAATATAACCAGAATCATCCATTTTTATAGGAGATCCTGCTGCACCCTCTTCCCCCCCTCCATCAGTTATAAACTCAGATTTTTGATAGTATCTAGCATCACCTCTTGTATCATTATGATATTGGGTATGATCATCGTCACCAAGACCAGCAATACTTCCATGATCAATACTACCCTCCGTAAAATGAACAGAAGCAGAAGCAGCGTGATTAGTATAGGCTGAACTTAGTGCATTATTAGTAGCACTTAAAACGTATTGGGGGTGATCATCATCACCAAGACCAGCAATACTTCCATGATCAATACTACCCTCCGTAAAATGAACAGAGGTAGAAGCAGCATGTGACGTATAAGCTGAACTTAGTGCATTATTAGTAGCACTTAAAACGTATTGGGGGTGATCATCATCCCCTAGCCCACCAAGACCTCCGTGATCAATTCCCGTTACTGTTAAAAACGTACCTTCAGTAGCTGATACTATAGCAGCACTTACAGTACCTGATACCTTAAAGCTCCCATCCCCTTTCATTGAGAAAACTTCGCCACCTCCCGAATTTGAGGCGGTAAAAACCGCAGAGGTTTGAGAAGGAGACATCGACATAGCCAGCGTAGCATTTGTAGTGGCACTATCTATCTGTAGACTGTGCACATTATCCCATTTAGCAGCAGCTAGATTATAAACTAGAAGATCTCCACCCTCAATATCATCTGCCGTTATATTAGCATCAGTGGCAGCGGAAAGAGCAAAGGTAGGAGTTTCGCCTCCTCCTGTGGGAGCAGCGGAGGCTTGCCATCGAGTACCATTAAAAGTAAATACTTGTCCCGTAGTTGCTGCGCTAGTGGCTGAAGATTTTACATTAACTAAGGATTCAAGGCTTTTGTTATTTGCGGATTGGAACTTATATGACCACTTGGAAGATCCCGAAGTACCCCAATTAGCCACGGTCCCATCTATACCACTATAAGAAACGGTCTGGGTGGAGTCTATATTTAACTGTGTTCCGTCTGGACCCCCACTCAAAGAACTTACAGCTAAGGTTATCTTAGCGGGAGCGGCTGATGTTTCAACTTCATTTCCTAGCTCAAGATAAAATAAAGTTTCATGGGAGGGGTTTACCTCTGCCCAATAAGCAGCAGTACCTACACCTTCTGCTCCACCTGCTAGTTGAGTGAATTGGTTGGAGTGGCTTACATATCCAGGTCCTTGTGGGAAATTTGAATCTCCAACCAAGCCCCTATTACTAATAACGAAACCCGTGGTAGTGGCTGGAACTGTAGTGTTGGGTACTATTACACCTTTAGGGATATCCCCGCCAGAAAATGGAGGATCCCAATAGTATAACCAAGGACAGCACCACATAACAACATCATGTATATTATCCCATGTGGTTGTGTTTACAGCAGTACTAAGATCATATTCAGCGAATACGCACTCACCATCAATAGAAGATAGAACAACTGGGTATAGGGTTGGTCCAGTGCAATCTGACATATTTTAATACCTACTCAGCTTCGGGTTGTTCTGGCTCTGCCTCTTCGCCATCCTTAAGTAGATCCGTAAGGGCATCTAAGTTTGCAAAGAAATCTTCTTTAGACATCTTTTCTTTAGGCTCTTCATTTTCCTCTATCTCTTCTTCCTCATCCTCTTCTTTATCTTCTTCTTTATCTTCTTTTTTCTTTTTTTTGTCTGATCCCTTTTCTTGCTTATCTTCTTCTTCCTCTTCTTTGGCAGCCTTAGTGCCACCTTTAATTCCCTTTTCTGGGTAGCCCTCCTCCGAATCTTCGTCAGCTCGGTCCTCGTCAGTAGCCTCGGCATACTGCTGTGATTTCTCACCACTTAAATCTTTCTGAACTTCTTCTGGGGTAGAGGGACTATCCGTGCCTTCTGGTCCATAATTGCTCTTCTTGTTTACTTTCTCTGTTTCCTCTTTCTTCTCTGTTAATTTTTCAATTTTATCAGATACTTTTTCGGCCTGAGCTTCAATTAGGGAGATAATTTCTTTTGAAGATAACTCATTGTCAAACATCTCTTTAATAGTAATTCTATCAGCTATAGAATAATTCTTACAGAGAGAATCATATTTAGATCTAACAAATACTTCTTGCAAAATATCGTTAACATCAATAGATTCTACTCCTGATTTTTCTTTTAGCATCGTACTGACATTCCCAAGGATATCTCGTATGACAGAGTGCTTAGGGGATAATCTGGAGAGAGATTCAAAAATAACAATCTGAGCCTCTACTAAGCCCCTAAAGGAAGCTACTTCCTTTAGATTCTGAATATTGACCCCGTACTTCTCATTAATTGTATTAATAAGTTGCTTTTTAACTGGTTTCTTCATCTCAAAGATAGCGGAGGCGAATGTTTTAATATCCTTCTCTGAAAAGGGAACATCTATTGAATTTTCATCTAACTGTAAAGTCTTAGTAAATGTCTCCACTAACTGCTTTTTAGTAGCTAAAGCAAGATAGGGGACATCGCATAATGCTTCGGATAAGAGAGAAGAAATTTTATTTTTATCTCCACTATATAAGAAATACGATAAATTATTAATATTCTTATTATTAGCCCAAACTAAATCAAAATTCTTCTTAGACTCACTAATTTCTTTAGTAATAAGTTCTTGTCTACAAATAATGTCATAAATACTCTTATTTGTTCCTGAATCAAAGGAAATGGAGTCCATCTCGGAGAGGTTCTGCATGGTTATCTTGGGGAGGTCGAATGCCTGTGCAACAGAATTAGAGAGCTTAACGGCATTTTTAATTTCAGGTATATTTGAAATTTCTTCTATATTTTCGTTTAACCATGAAATTACTTGGGGAGCTATTTCTAAAAACTGTTGAAATTCATCTGTCTCAAGAATATTTTGAGATGGGGAGAATGATCTAGATTTATCTTCAAGTCTCTTCTTAACATCAGTAAATTTAAGTCTAGTCTCCCATAGATTTAATATAGAATCAAAAGAATCTTCAGCACTAGCGTACTCAGATTCATGAAGATTAGATACAAACCCCTTAATTCTACCTGATATAAAATCATTAAAATGCTCATTGTCAGCAAATATCTCGCTGTCCTGCACTTCTATGTTCTCTAATGTTATTAATTTTCTATCTATGGTATAGTTACCATCAATAACAAAACCAGACTCTGACACAAAGGAGGCTCTGTTAGTTTCTGAGTCAACAGAAAATAATTGAACATTCTCTCTAAGAGATCTTCCTAGGTAATCAGAAATTTTAATTACTGATTTTAATGTATTATTACGATTCTCAAAAATATATCCTAACATCTTTAATAGCTCCTTGCTTTATTATTTACTATTCTATATTGCATAATGTATCAAGTATTTACTTTTTTACCTTAAATCTTACATTGGAGGAGAAGGAGACGGTCCTTCTGGTGTAACCCCACCTCCAGGCATTGCTCCTGGAGCACCTTCAGGACCGCCCCCTAAAGCTTGTTGCGCCTGAGCTTCCTGCTCTGCTGCCTTTTTCTGTTCTTCTTCCAATTGTTTTTCTACTTCATCAATTTCCTGATCGTTCATATCGTAGTAATGCCTATAGATATATTTCTTAGAAAATAACCCTGTCTGAATTACAGTTTGGGCGACACCTGCCTTTTCACTTTCTAATTCTAATTTTCTTTTAGCGAAAATATCACTAGGATCGGGAAGTTTTATTTTTAAATTCTTAAAATAAGCCCCATCAAAGCCTTTTAGAGCTAAGTGTCTCTTGGCTACCAATTCTAGACCTATTTCTATAGTCTGCTGTATTCTAATAATAACTCTTGCAAACTTAGCGTCTAATTGAGAAAGATTAGCCTTCCTCTCGGGGGATTTATCTTTCTCTACAATATAATCTTTAGGAATCTTTAACCCAGCCAGAAGTTTATCTCTGTAATACCTTACGTCCTCTATTTCACCTAAATTTTGTGCTCCTGGCAATGTATCTATTTTTGTTCCCTTATTGTTTCTATGGGGGACAAAGAAATCCTCATCGGCAGATAAAGGGTTGTATCTAGCGTCTATATTGCCTGTATTACTATTGTAGAATTTTTCTTTCTTAAATTTTTCTTTTAATCTCTCAATAAAGATTTCAGCCTTAGAGGTGGGAAGATTTCCAACATCTACATAGAAGATTCTCCTCTCAGGCGCTCTTGTTAGTCTATAAACTAACATAGCGTCTTCTGCTAATCTGAGAGACCTAAACACTCTCATAGCGGGCGCAGCTACTGATTTACCGTAAGGATAAAAAGAAGGATCTGATGTATATAAACGGAAATGTACTATTTGATTTTTATCAAGATTAATAAATTTAGATTGGGCAAAATCATCAATCATACCAGGAATAGGATCGGATGTGCCTTTTTGAGGTATTTCTTGTAAGAATTTTTTAAGAAAACCAAATTCATCCTCTACTCTTATAATATAATTTGGATTTAGTACCTTTATCTTTTGTAGACCTAATTTTGGTCTATTAACATCTAAGATAGTTTCAATGAAACAATCCCCATACTTACAAGTATTTCTTGTAATATCCCAATAAAATTTATCTATTCTGAGGTTCTCGAATAATTCATTAACTTCTTCTTTAATAAAATCATAATCTACTTTAATATGCCATCTTTGATCATCTGAACTTTTTTGAGTAGCATCGTCTGCGTAAATATCAAATGCACTTCCTACCTCTGGGTAGTCGTCCATATCTTCATATCGTTTATACCTTTGCTTCCTATCCAGCTCCTGTTTTGGGAGGGATACGGCATTTTTTGAAATAGTAAACCCCGTGGGATCGTCATTAATAGACCCCTCTAATGGAGGTAGCTCTCTAACAACATCAAGGCTCCGTACTGTATCGCCTTGAGCTTCTCCTGATTGGATATCCTCATCTGCTATGGCCGCTTGTCCCTTTTTAGTAAAGAAACTAGCAAGAAATCTACGAAGGAAGCCCCCCTTTAATGAAGCCCCATCCCCCTTCGATCCCTGAAAGGTAGTATATCCAAATTCATCTATTCTTTTGTCTTTGTCAATAGCCATTTTAAATCTTCTTCTGTAATATCTCCACCTGCCGTAGAGATATTTCGTCTCCATAAATCAGGCGCAAGCGGAATGTCTTGCTTATGGGGTATTTGCGAATACTCTATTATATCATTCTCGCTCAATGTATGTAGGGCAAAAGTAGCCAAAGCAAGGCTCATAATTAGATCATCATTTTTTCCAACATCTGCTTTTATCTTATTATTATCATCAATAATAAAGGTTAAAAGCTCATTTACCGTTCTTTTAGAGTTTACTTTAATTACTTGTTTTCTGATAAATTCTTCCATTTTAGCCAACATAAATTCTTTATTTTTGGCTGTAGTTAGATATCCTATCCTATCTGTGCCCTCTTCCATCCATAAATTTTCATATTCATAAATATTAAAGAGCCAGTCTATTAAGTTCTCACCTATAGTATTTCTCTCTGGCATGACTAGGGCTGTGCCGTATAAAGACGCTTCTGTATCTATAATTTCTGCGAATTCATTTATAGGAGTTTTATTAGAGTAAAACTCCGCTACTTGTTCTCCATTATAACAATCTAATATTTGGAAGGCAGAGTAATCTCTTTCCCTACCTAAGGAGGTATCGACACCAATAACATATTGTCTAGTTGGATCTGGTTGTTTGAATACGCGCATCCTATTATTATACTTAATATCATAATCAGGATTTACGTCCTCAACCAACCTCTTTAAAATACTTCCTTCTAAATAGGTATCGCCTGTTCCGAGAAATTCACATTCATACTCCTGTAGCCACTGTTTAAAGGGCATGTTGTTTTTTGTAGTTTTTTCCCAAGCCTCAACATCCACCCCAACTGATTCTAATTCTTTATAAAGATCATCAAATCCTTCCTGTATTTTATACTCGGGATGATCCCTCCACTCTATGTCTATAGGATTAAATGAATTTTCTTTATTTACAGCTTCTTTGTAAATACGATGATACCAATTCCCCATACCATTAACAGTAGATAGAACAAAGGCTCTACCCCCTGTTGAGATTATAGGATAAACAGCAGCCCAGATAGTCTCGATGTTTTCAATAAATGCAGCCTCATCAATAATCAATAAAGAACCTGCTAAAGAACGACCTGATTGTTTACCAGAAGGTCTGGATTTGATAATAGATCCATTTTTAAATTTTAAAGTATGCTTATTAGATTCTACTATAGGTTGCTTTAGCCATTTAGGAAGTTCATCGTGCATAATTTTAACTCTATCTAGGACCTCTGTTGATTCTGTATCTCCCTTAGACAAAATCACAACTGTTTTATGTTTATTAAAATTAGTAAAATGTAAAGAATACGCCCCAGCTATAGTGGTGCAACCTGCCTGTCTAAACTTTCTTAATATATTAAATCTATGTCCATCTAAGTCGTTTACAATTCTCTCTTGAAAGGGGTACAATTTGAACGGAACTAAACCTCGAACAGGGTGAGCTACCTTTATATAATTAGACATAAAATAGGAAGGATCTTCCCTTGATTTAACAAATTCTTTTAAAATATTGTCTTCCATAGTCTATTATAGAAATATGAGGATATACAGTATAATCTGCACTAGAAATAAGGATTTAAATCCTATTACACAAAAATTAGTTTCTAAATTATCTAGTGTTCCATCAAAGGTTCTACTCATGGTAAATCAGAAATCAATATTTTCTGGGTATAAAAAAGCTTTTGATAAAGTAAATCCTGATGATTCTGATATTTTCATCATGTGTCACGATGATATAGAAATAAATAATACCCCAGAAGAGATCGTAAAGTATATTGGGATTGCCAACGCAGAAGGTTATGGCTTTGTGGGGCCAGCGGGAACAAAACTATTAGGGGAAGATGCCGTTTGGTGGGAACAGGGGAGATGGAAAGATGGACACCATTCAGGGCAAGTGTATCATAAGGACAAAGATTCCCCTCAATTTCATCAAACATATTACGGCCCCGTAAGCAAAGTTGTAGTTTTGGATGGATTATTTTTAGCTGCATCTGCTAAAACTTTAAGAACTGTGGGATTAGAAAAACCTAAATATTTAGAAGGTCCTTGGGATTTTTATGATATTCACTATACCTTTTCTTCCTATGAAAAGGGGTTGACCAATGTAACGGTTCCTATCAATATAGCTCACCACTCACGAGGGGAGTTAGTTGGTAGGGATGGATGGAATGAAAATAGAATGGCGTTTATAAAAACCCATAAGTTACCTGCGGAGATATAACATGGATTTTCTTCATTGGGTGTTAGCAAGTTTTGGGATTACTACAATAATATCTGTATCTAAGATATTTAAACCTATTAGAGAGTTTGTAGAAGCTAAGTCTAAATTCCTAGGTGGACTCTTATCTTGTAGTATGTGTACAGGTTTTTGGGTGGGCGTATTTTTGTCTTTAGCTTATTATTCGCCCACAGGTAATATTTTCTTTGATGCCTGTGTCGCTTCCGCTTGTTGTTGGTTACTTTATTGTGCAACTTGGTTTACTACTCTTAGATTTGGTGCATAGTCGTCAGCACCCCTTAGAGCATCTAGCGCATCTCGGAATCATAAATCTAGATAGCATTATTCTAAAACCAATCTTCTTCATCTTCACTATTCTCCTCTTCCCACTCAGCACGATCTTCCGCGCTCAGGGCATCTATTGTTAGGTTAATAGTAGCTTCCTCGACCGTCACCAAGCGTTCCTCGGCTTTAGCCACCAGTCCCATAGCATCTGTGATGGCAGACTTCTTTTTGGGTTTGGGTTTATATTCAGGTGAACTGCCAAACCATCTCGCGACTGCCGCAATGAATCCAATTGAGTCTGCCATGAGTCATCACGCCTATTAAACGCGCTCCATTATGTACTGAATAGAAAAGGTTACAGCACCTGCTGCCAACCCAGCATACGCTAAAACTTTAGTTTTGAAGTCTCGGAGAGAAGCCAAGGCTGTTCCGATGTCCTTCAAATCGGCCCTTAGTTGGGCCAATTGATCCTTTATGAAGCGTATCTCAGCCTTAGTTGCTCCTCGAAATTCACCGTCATCTTGCATTTTTTTTAGAACCTTTTAAACTTGAACCAGAAGTGGATCAAAGGTAAGACATTCTGTCCCCGCCTCTATAATAATTTGATTTAATACGAAATTAGCATTAGAACTTGTATCTAACGACCCCCTATAAGGGCCAGGTTGGTTATTAACTATAGTTTCAAATGATTCCATACAAGTTCCCTGTGGATCAGTAAAGTTACCCGCAGCGTCAGTATCGGCAACCTTTCTAACATATCCTTGAAGTGTTGTTTGTATGGAGCCGCTAGTTCCTAATCCACCACTCGCCCCAGTACTCATCATTGTTAAATTCTGTGGAATAAAACTCTCCCCCGAATACGTATATCCTTGTTGGATTATATCTGTACTCTGCACTTGGCATTTAGCGTGAAGAAAATTATTCTTAATTGATGGGGGTCCACATGATACTGGTGAACTTAGAGTTGTATCGTATTGATTATTAACTAAATAAGTTACTGCTATGCTCTGTGTATGTATGTACCAATTCCCCGTTGTACCCAAAGTCACTGGGATTGAGCTAACTCCCGAGGTTACTAATCCCGAAGTTGCGGGGCTCATAAGGGGTGCATTTGTTGCTGGGGTGTCTGCTGGATCTGCCATTTCATTATCTCCTACTTTATATAGATATTACTATTTAACTTACTATTTAACTTTTTAAATAATAATTTATTTGTGGAATGGCCCAGTTGGTAGTGGGGGCGTGATATGCATTCCTAGCGATGGATTTACGGTTCCAATACCAACTGGTCCATTCCACCAAGGAAGGGATAAAATAGATTTGGGATTCCTTAGTGTATATTTTTTACCGTTATTTAACTCACTAGTGCCTGTGATACTAGCAATTTCAACAGGTTCAAATCTTGTCGCTACCCCGATTTTTAATTCGAGGAACGGCATGGACCCTGGCGAACCAGGGGGTGATAGGGGCGTCCCGTAAGTTGGGTCTGGCATTCGGCCCCTTTTCCAATATCCTAAAAATACCCATTTACAATCTCTCCCATAGCTTGTCCCTGGAAATCCTGGGGCTGGTGCCCAAGGTCTAATTATTGTATTTAAATTTCTTTTTCCAGAAGATTTCAATATCTCCGTTAGAGAGTTTTTTATACTGCGGAGGCGTTCAGCCCACGGTGATCGGATATTGCATAGTTCTTTAAGACCATCAGGTGTAGTGGGCAATGAAATAGTTATCCCGATCTTCCTTAATTTATCTTTAAGTTCTTTTAATAGCCGCAGTGCCTGATTAATAGATTTATCATCAAGGAGCGACACGGGACACCGTGTCAGAAGCAACTTTTTTATTAGTTCTATTATTTCTAACATAGTATGCCCTATTCTACCTTTCTTCGTAGTAACAACCCTTCCATCCTTAATATCTTGCCTAGAAAAATCGAAGGAAGGCAAAGACATAGAACTGCAATCATAAAACCAAACCCCATCATATTTAGGCTTACCTTCTGCTGTACTCCGTTGCCCCGTTGGGATCGAATCAGTAGGGGCTCCGTCTCCTATACGAGTAGGGTGGATGTTACTGTCTATTGGGCTTATAAAAATCCCTCCTGCTGGTTTCTTAGTGTCCCCATTCCACAGTTGTGCATACGTTGGTAGGCCGAGGAGGGGATCTGGACCTGCTAAAACTGTCATTTCATTATCTCCTATTTTAAATAGATATCACTATTTAACTTACTATTTTACTATTTAAATAATAATTTATTCAGGCCATTTAGTCAGTGCTGGACGAACTGCTACCAATCCCGACCAGCCAAGGAAGAGGTCGCTGCCAGAAGGCAACTTTATCAAACCTTTAGTATTCTTTAATTTATATTTTTTATTTGGTGGACTAGAATCCGCAGTTCCTACTACCCCAGGTCCATAGTAAGACTTTGGGTTTGTCGTGCTTCGAGGGACGACACTTACTATTATATTAGGGGCCGCAGGGTCTGGGTTGGAGGGAGGTGTTATGGGTGTGCCTCCACCCGAAGGCGCTTTTCCTCTTTTGTAATACCCTAAAAATACCCACCTACAATTTCCCAGATCCCCTGGGGGCCCCGTCCACGGTCTCTGGACCGTGGGAAAATGAGGAAGAGTGTGCGGTGGTTGAAAAAGCTCCATCATAGCCTGCATGAGTTCACCCAAAATCACATTGTACGCCGAGGGCCACGTCCCGCAGAAGTTAGTTCTAATAAATTCAGGGGTAGGTTCAGCAGTCTTTAAGGTGATTCCTACCCTACTTAATTCCTTAATAAGTTTTCTTAGTGTCTCAACCCCATCGTTTACCGCTTGCTCGGTGCAGGGGGGCCGAATCTGGTTGAGCTTCTTTATTAATTTTATTATTCCTTTAAGAGTATGCCCTAATGTACCTGTCCGCGTCGTGAGAGTCCCTGTTGACATATTTATGTCGCTCTTTAAAATTTCTAGACGTGGCAGTGATATAGCACTACAGTCATAAAACCAAACCCCATCATATTCAGGCTTACCTTCTCTTGAGTTCTTAGGTTCTACATCAAAAGGGGATTGCCCTGCTCCAATAGTTGCAGGGTTAACGCTTCTTCCTATTGGACTAAAAAAGAGTTTTCCTGCTGGCGCAGAGGTGTCACCATTCCACAGGTCACAATATTTAGGTAGAACAATAGGAATCTTCTTCTTGTCGGGATCAGGTGGGTCTCCTCTTATAATTGCCATTTCATTATCTCCTACTTTATATAGAGATACTCTTTTTTAGAGAATTAAAGAATTATTATAAATCAGAGGGGACTTTCAAAAATATAGGATTAGACCAGAAGGTAACATCATATACAGAGTTGTAAGGTCCCCACAACCAATCAGGATTATAGGTATTGTATGGGAATAAGTAAGTTACCTTAGCCTGGCACACGAAGCGATCACCATGCACCATCCAAAAACTACGATTAATACTAAACTGTTCATCCACAAACCAGAGGGGTCTCATTGAGTTAGTTTGGAATCCTCCACCTTCTATCCAAGATAAAGGTATGGAGTTATTGAAACTTAGAGAACTAAATTTCCATGTTGACCGTCTGACATTAACTCCAAACCTTATGGTATCCACTGTATCGTTTTTCAATCTATGCCACGGTATTAATGTTTGCACAACTGTGTAAGGGTAATAACCTCGATCAACATGTAGATCACCAAAAGGAGTTTGTATGGGGATACTCAGAGCCTTACTTATATGAAACTCAATTATTATTGTAGGTCCATAGTTATCCAACATGTTTCCAGCAGGCGGATAATTAGGTTCAAAGTACCTTGGTATTGCTGGGTTAGGCCAATCAGGATGCCCAGAATACATCAGAGGAGTTAAGATTCCATAGTTATAGAATAAGAATCTAGAGTCATGCCTATACCACAGGTAGAAGGATTTAGGATCTTGTAGGGGCTTATTCCCTTGCTGAAGGCCGTCATATAAAACAGGTGGGTTTGTTTCATATCTCCAAATAGGTGGTGGGTTCGTATCTGGGTAATCTAAGTAGTTATACTCTGGGTGTAGACCATACCATAGTAATCTCGTATCTATCCCCTGCGAGTAACCAACTCGCGCCAAAGCTGCTACAATGAGTAACAGCGCAAAAAGACGTAACATCTTTTACCTCCAAAATTATCTATAACCTTTTTGTATAGAAGTGAACTAAATAAGGTAGAAAGATATTATTATTTTTTATGATATTGTCTCTAAAGATACAAAATATAAAGGAATACTATGGATTTAGATAAATTGTTAAAAGTTCTTAATGAAAGACAATCGGTTAATGAAATGCCTTTTGGTAGAGGAGTTGAACAAGCAGACACAGAGGCTGCTGCAAAGACCCCAGAGGAATTGGCAAAGTTGAAGGCCAAACACAAGGCTGAGAGAGCAGAGCATAAGGCTGAAGGAGATCATAGTACAAGTGTTGGATACGCTAAAAGAAAAGGGTCTCAGGAAGCAGGAGATCCTAAAGGATTAGAGAAAACAAGATCCAAATCACAAAACTCTTCAACTGAGTATGAAGGTCCTTTTCTTGATGAGACTACTAAGAAACGCATAGAGACAGTAGCAAAAGGTATGATTGCACAAAGTGCAAAAACAGCAGAAGAGGAAAAGAAGGTTCCTGGAACAACCAAATATGGAGAAGGACATGCAGCAGGGGAACATGTTTCTAAAAAAACAGATATAGAAAGACGAGCTGCAAGATTGATAGGTAGGAAAGAAGTTAGAAGTAAGAGAAAAAGATTCAGCAGAGCACCTGTTAAGAGCGGAGTAGTTGGACGAAAAGAATTGGGTGATTCAACTGAATATGAAGGTCCTTCCCTTGCTGAACAAGTGGATTTTATTAAAACTTTTTTAGAAGGTAAAACTACTGGGGCAGATCCCTATGCAACTGGACAAAGGATGGGCTCCTTTGTTAGACGGATGGAAAAAGGAGCAGACCTCGGCGTTGTGTCACGAAAGAAGGTACAGCAGAAGAAGGATCAGTCTGTAAGGATAAAAAGAAAGATGCAATCAAGATGGGTAGCAAGGGCATCGAAAATGAAAGATGGTCCGTCCCCAGAGAAAGTCGTTAAGCATGTGGGGGATCAAACCGCTGACGGATATTATCACGGCAAGAAGAACTCCGAGTACAGCAGAGGAAGAGGAGCAGGAGCAGAAAACTCTTCAACTGAGTATGAAGGTCCTTCTTTAGAAGAGGGTATACAAAGATTAATGAGACAGGCTGCGGCTGCTAAGAAGAAAGAAACTAAAGATTTAGACGCAGGGAAGTTTAGCAGAGGAGAAAAAGCTCGTAAAAAAACGGAAACACCTCTAAACCAGCGCATAGCACAGAATGTAAAGGACGCAGATGCAAGAGCCAAGGCAAAGGGACGATCAGCAACAGGCACCACTAAGGCAATTGTAAAATCAGGGGATGTGCCCAAAAGCACAACCGCTACCCTGAAGTCAGATGCAGGAGAGGTCGGAAAAAGAGCAGTTACTGCTAAGAAAACGATAGCCCGAAGAAAGTGGAGAGAAAAAGAATATGGTAAAGAAAATGCTTCAACTCAGTACGAAGGTCCTTCCCTCTCTGAACAATCAGAATTTATAAAAACTTTTTTAGAAGGTCATAAAGAAGAACGAGAAAAGAGGGAGGCAAGGAGGTTTTCCCAGGAGATAGGATCTAAGAAACATAGTCGTTGGAGTGATGAACAAAGAACCAAAAACCCAGAAAGCTATCATGGTACTGGGGATAGGGCAAGAACTGGAATTAGGGGTTCAACTCCAGGCGATTCTACTCTCAGAAGAAGGAGAAGTAGAAAAGCGAGTTTGGCATGGAAGAAAAAAGAAAACTCTTCAACTGAGTACGAAGGACCATCCCTTGCTGAACAATCAGAATTTATAAAAACTTTTTTAGAAGATTTAGATGAAGGTAAGT